GTCTGTACTCCTCTATTTTCCCAAAAAGAACGTAATGCATAATCATCTTCTGTATAAACATCAATTGTGAGTCCATTATTACTTTCTTGGGTTAGTTTTTGTAATACTGATGAAATAAATGAAACAGGTAAATTTTGCATTTTCATTATATCGGCAGCAATACCTGGAGCGGTTGATTCAAATGTCATAGACATTTTTTTCATTGACTTATTTCCTGGCCAAAAATTACCACCATTATGAAATTGAGCTATCCAAAGACGATCTAAATTGTATTTTAGTTGTAATTTGTTTAAAGAATCATTAATAAGTTCTTGTACTTCTAAGGATTTTTTAAAATCTCTTTTAAGTTTATCTATTTGTTTTTCTTTTCTAAACAATTTATGTTTAACTAAAACCAGAAGTACTGGTCCAAAAACACCCGTTAAAAATGCAATTATTAAAGGTATAAAATGAACGTACTGAGGTAAAGAGGTTACGGATTCTGCTAAATACAACATACTTAAACTATTATTATTTATTCAATTGAGTTTAGATTAAATATATGTGTCCATGAGTTCTCGGTTACATAATAAATTTCACAGACACAATCACCATACTGCACGAGTAAATGATCCTCGTTACCCTGATTCAAGCTATGATCCAATAGCGTCTCATGAATCACCCTTTTTAGGGGATTTTATTTTACAAGGTATGCTTTCTGCTACCAATGGAGCAACATTTACAAGCCCTATTACATGTGAAGTACAATTTACCGGTGACATATTACGTACGTACGATGAACCAATATTTACATCAGGAGAATTTTTAATTGTTAATTTAAATGGTGAACGTAAAGCTATTAGACTTTGGGACTTACCTTCTTAATAAAGTGGATTTTTAAAAGAAAAACTGTACAATCATAATATGAAATGGTTGTTAAAAAGGTTTAAAAAACAAAACTTTGAAATTAAACCTAGATCCATTTATGCGTTTACGAAATTCCGTAAAGGAGAATTTCTATTGTTTTTGGAACATATACCAAATAGTCATTATCAATTTATGCAATTACCAGATAGATATGTAATCACACTAACAGAAGAAGAATGTCAAAAAGCGTTAACAGACCGGGTACTTGATTACATAGAACAGATACCTGAAGAAGTATTTGAAGTATCTAAAGCAAACATAAACAAATTAGAAAAAATATCTTGACTATTTTTTGAAATGCTTACATTATTAAGATCTATGAACAAATTACCAAAAGTAACTGATGTCGATATAACAAAATATTCTCTTTACGAACTTTGTCGGTGGACAGCTCTTGAAGAAGCTATTAATTTAATAGGAGATAAGTGCGAAGAAAGAAACATAGATTTTGAATCTATTAAACTAGATCCGCTTGAAATATTAGAATATGTTGATAAAACAACAGACACCATTTACAATAGAATATGTACAACATAAAAAACATTTTTAATAAACCTGAAACAGTAATCATTGTACTTTCTTTTCTTTTAACATTATTAGTAAGTAGTGTATTTGGTTTAGGTACATATTTTATATGGGGTAATTTTTTAGGGGGGTTATTTTTAGGTTTTGGTTTACAACTTATTGGTTTTGCGGTTTTTAATTCAATATTACTTCGCAAAGACGCGATTACTGCTACGAAATTATTAAATGAGCAACTCGAAACAATCTCGAAGTACTCTTTAAAGCTTCAATGTTCGTACTGTAAAAAACCAAATATTACCCCTATAAGATTAGATCAAGAAAATAGATTTGTGTGTGAATTTTGCAAACAGGTAAACGGCATCAAAATGCAATTTCTTACAACTCAAATAACAACACCTTTAGAGAAAGTATTATTACCCGTTGGGGTAGAAGGAGCGGAGATTAGAGTTTCTAATTAGTTTATCCAGAAATCGTCTAAATCCATAGTTAGCTTTTTAACTAAAGACATAGCAGTATTAATTTTATACTGCATTTTTTTAAGTTTTTTAAGACGCGATTCTGTCAAATTGACAACATTATTTCTTTTTGTAATTTCTATTCTTTTACGAATCTTGTCTAAAGAAAAATATACATCTGCTAACTGCTCTTCAATATTTTCTAACGGAAACGGTAAAAGCTTTTTAACAACTGGTTTAATAATATCAGGAGTTAAAAGTTCTTTTTGAGTTATCATAATAGTTTATAAAATATTTATACCGAATAAATACAATAGTAAAGAAGTTCTTTACTATTATGAAACTTGAAGTTTATGATTCAAAGGATAAAGAAGGTAATCCGATTATTGCTATTGAATACGATAAAGAATTTGCGTATGAGTTAGCAAAAAGACTAAAAATGCCAAAACTTAATCGTAAACAAATACACGCTTTTTTAACGGAATGTTTTGATAAATTTTTGTGCGAAATATTAGAGTCGGGAAATAAGAGAAAGTAAATTTTGTGGTCTTACAAAATTATCTTTCCAACGATCAATTTCTTTTATAAAAGAATATATTTCGTATTCGTAACACAGTTCTTCAAATCGTTTTATATTAGGTTTTAACTCTTGTAAGACACTGTATTGCTCTTGGTAGCTCTGTGTCTCCCCTGTTTCTTTATTATAAGAACCATCTAGACTCATTAATAATAGGTTTGTTTTAAATCTTTGTTTCTCATCTTCGTTTTTTAGTATCGAAAGAATGTTTTCTATACTTTCTGTACAAAATTTAGTACTCTTTTGAGTTCCGTACCCTGTAATACCTGTAATGTTATCAGATTTATCTCCTAAAAGAGCTTTAAACTTAACATAATGTTCTACAGGTACCCCTACTTCTTCTTCAAAGTTAATATTTGTTATTAATTTCTTTTTACGTGGGTTATAATAGTGTACAGTAGGAGTAACTAACTGTAATAGATCTTTATCAACTGTTACAATTACAGCACTATCAAATTTTTCTTTAACCAACCACGCCATAATATCATCCGCTTCTAATACCCATGGATACATTTGTTTAATACCTAAACTAACTAACCATTCGTTTAAAATATCATGCTGTTCGTGTACTTTTAATGTTCTTTCGTTATCTCTTGTTTGTTTATATTCTTCCGGTAAAAGCTGTTTACGAAAGTTTGTTGAAGGGTAATTTAATTTTTTGTCCCAGACGACCCACATCTCTTCTGGGGTAAATTTTTCCTGTAAAGATTTTATTGATTTTAAAAAGAGGTATAACGGACCCGTCCAAACCCCTTTTGTATTTACAAGTTTTGACTGTGTTTCAGCTACCCAATACGTTCGGTGTAGCAGATTAGAACCGTCAATAACACAAGCTTTCATCAACCCATAATATATCTTTTAAGTTGATATGCAAGTAAAATCATTCTATTATCACTAAGTATGAATCCAACAAAAGCAGAGTTTATTAAATTGTTAACTGAAGATATTTACACAATAAAGTTTACAAAAGTCGACGGTACAGTACGCGACATGAATTGTACTTTAAAAGAGAGTTTACTTCCAAAACAAGAAAAGAGTACTGATATTTCTACAAATAAGAAAAAACCCAATGAAAACGTATTACCTGTTTGGGATTTAGATAATAAACAATGGAGATCCTTTAGAGTAGATTCTATTATTTCGTATACTCCAAGTGGCAATTAATTTAAAAATTATATAATATATCACATATGTTACAACCAGTCGTATATCACGTAAAACCAGAACATGTCGGTAAAGGAGACTTGAGCGATTTTTTAAGAACAGCTATCAGTCGACAATTTGAAGGTAAAGATTTTTTTATCGGTAATGAACAAACTATCGATAGAATGACACCGTATTCAGAACACCCTCGTAAGTTCAGAGTGTTTTATATTCAAGTAGGAGAAAAAGAGTTTCACACCATCTACTTTGATATTACAGATGTTGCGTTAATTAACGTCGCAGGCTGGGCTGGTTTGTAATGGAAAACGCGTTTATCAACAACGCAACAAAAACTTTAAATGAAGTTGTTGCGACTATGCAAGAGCGAGGGGGGCAGTATAGCGATACTTGGGGTAAAGATGGATGCTGGTATCTAACTAAAGCTATTATAGAAAAAGCAACAAACTATACCCCCTCTCAGAAAGAGTGTGAAGCTATAGCTTTAGCAGCTTTCGTAGATCAAAAATACTCTCGTTTTGCTGGTGGTTATAAAAAAGACACTGCAGTAGATATTATTCCTTATATAGCTGCTTTAGCTAGTAGATTAGAGGATTAATAGTTTCCGTACGGAGCTGAAAAGTCATTCTGGCTATAGTCGAATATCTTACTTGCTTCATCAGACGGAGAAGGGGTGTACGGTTTGGTGAGTTCGGGTGGATTTGTTCCACCTTCTTCTCTTCCATACTCTCCACTATCCGCTCCATCAGAAGCTTGAATATTAAGAGGTTCTGCTTTTGTACCAGGCTCGTAGGAGTACTCCCAACGCTTACACTTTATAACCCATATATAATGCCCCATTAAGGCGTTACCAGATTGATTAAGCGCTTGATCATCTCTTTCAGTTATTTCGTAAACAGGTGCACCTCTTCCACCTGGTCTATCTCCATAACCACCATACTCTTTTAATTCAATTAAATCTCCTGCTTTAGGTTCACGGTTAGTACCAAACGTTTCATAAAATGATGAGATATGTACCATACATGTCATATCACAGTCTGCCATTATACCGAATTTCGATAACATAATAGCGTCATTAGTAATATCGCTTACCATTATTATTGGTCCCCCACTAACGAACGCTGATGTTGGATCTTCTCCGTATAAAGGATTATGAGTAGAAAGTGTGTAACCGTGGGTGTAGTAAGTAACTTCTGAACCGTATTGTTCTATTTGTTCTTTCCACCACCTACTAAAATTACTTCTTTCATTTTCAGTAACTGATTTGTTTAGGTACCGAACCTTTTGCATAATGTTATTTGTTTATTTCATTAGGTCGTTTCAACCATTTGTTTGTATATGGGTGAAACACAGCTTGATAATGTTCGAAATTTATAGGTCGTATGGTTAATATATATTGAAGAGGGTGACTCGTACCTAATGCTGTTTGTTTGTTTAATTTTTTAACGTGTTGTAATATTCTTTCTTTTAAAATATCTGTTAAATTATTAGTGTTTAATTGTACTAAAACTTGTATTAAACATTTATCAGATGAACCAGGTTTTAATATAGGCCCGAAGACTACATAATCGAAAACCCGGGTTTGATTAAACTCATTTTCTTGCTGATTAATAGTTTGTATATCTCGAATAATTTGCATTCTAACTAAATCATTCATTACAGGGTCTTTACCATCATCAGAATATTCAAACACTGCAGGATCTAAAGAGTTTTTAGGTATAGGGGGTTTATTTTGAAGTTGTTCTAGGTTATTATAATATGCCTTTTCAAATAAATGCATAAATGTATTTAAGCGGTTAATGAAAACAAAAACACCCCCTTGCGGGGGTGTTTGTAAATATTTACTTTATTTTAAAACTTATTTAAAGAACTCACCCTTTTTAACGGATGATTTTACTTCTGGTTTTGTTTTAGGGTTTTGTAAAGCTTTATCATGGCTCTTTGCAGGTTTTACTTCAGGGTCGCATTCACAATCTCCTGTATCTGCTTTACCTTTAGATACTTTAACAGCACCTTTGACTTCTTTTGAAGAAGGCTTTTGAAGTTCTGTACCAGCTTTCAAATTATGAAGCGGGTGACCAAGCTCTTTAGCTTCTACTGATTCTTCGAATTCACTATAATCTTTTTCTTCTTCAACTTCACTATCTTCGCCTTCTTCGTTGTTCTCACTATTTTCGTTGTTTTCTTCTGAAATTTTATCAAGTATAGTTTGAAGATGGTCCATTACTGATTTAAGATCTGAAACTAAATCTGAAACTTCGTCTTCAGTTGTTTCGATTTCATCAGCCATTTCTTCATCAGAAACAGGCATTTCTGCGTCTACTGACATATCAGTAGCGAGATCTTCACCGAGATCTTCAGTTAATGTTTTCTTGAAAAGTTTTTCAAACGCACCTTCATATGAAGGGGTTTCGTTTTTATTTGTTTCAGCGTTTTCTTTCATTGGTTTTTCTTCTTGTGAAAATTCGTTATGCTCTTCAGGATCTTCGACGTCTTTTTTAACTTTTTCAGTACCACCGGTTGGTGCTAATGGAACTGTATCACCTTTAGCAATTTCCATTTTACCTGCTGGTACTACAACGTCACTTTTTTCTTCATTAAGAAGAATACTTTTTTCGTAAATCTCTGAAAGAGGGTTTTTCATAATGTTATATATTTATTTATTCAAAACGTATATTTTTTTTGTTTTTTATAATATGTTAGTTGTCGCGAGTGCACCATCCCCAAGAGTAATACCTTGGTTTCTATAAAACGATACAGGTCTCCAACCTGAATTACCTGTGCCGCTTAGTTTAACATACAAAGTATCTCTTACAGTACCATCTGTTCTTGTAAATAAAGAACCTTTAACAGCAGAAATTACACCTTCAGGTGAGCCTGTTGCTGACGTCCAAAGTGTAGTATTATTAATAATATTACCTGTGTCTATATGTATTGTAGTGTTAAAATGTTCTTCACTTGCAGTTGGTGCTACACTTAAAAATTGTACATTAGTATTACAATTTAAAAGCTTATACCCTCCATGAGCTGCTAATACCTCGTCGATAGTTTGGGCGTTACGAAATGTTAAACACCATTCAGGTCTTGCTGGAGCTGGTCCTGTAATTCTTATTGTTCTTGGCTTTGTATTAGTCCACATATACGTATTTTCAAACACACACAGACCTGATAGAGATACTGTAGGTTGATACCATATAGGCCACGATTTTGTAGCCGCTGTAGAAACCCCGTTATTAGCTATACGACCACTGTAAAATGTTATCTGTCCATCCCCGTCAGGTTGTAAATAAACCCCTACTCCTAAATTTTGTACACAGAAAAGGTTTGATAACATAATACCGTTTACAATTGAACCTATATAAAGACCACAACCGTTTGTTGAGGCTGTTGTTTCGTTAAATGTTTCCACGTTTACAACAGTAGTAGGTAAATAGTTTCCATCAGTACTGAAACCTGTACGACCATTGTATGCTGTAACTAAAGACACATAATGAGTATTAGAACTTGTATCTATAGAGATTCCTCGATTTTGATTAAAAATAGCTCTCCAATTAGAACATGTACCTCCAAACGTTTGTTGTATTCTAAACCCGTGTTGTAATGTTAATATCGCTGTAATATTATTAATGTTATTATTAGGGCCGATAGAATAAGAACTGTACAAACCAATTTCTGCCCGTAAATTACCATCTAAAACAAGATTTTCAAGCGTAATATTTTCTAAAGGGTTTAAACCACTTGGGGTACTAATAGGGTGAGATGATGCTCTCAATACACAGGAATTAGCTCCAAAAGGACCTGTATAACGTATTATTGAGGAATTTCTTTTAAAATTATTTCTGTCTAATACCCCGTAAGCTCCTGCTGTACCAGCTCCTATTAATCTTGAACCACTTTTTACAATTAATGTTTCTGTGGTTCGATATACACCAGGTGGCATATAAACATACTTACCACTATCTAGCGCTGCCTGTAAAGATGTTGTATCGTCGGTAATACCATCTCCTTTTGCTCCGAAATCTCTTACACTTAATAAGTCTCCAAATCTATCTTGTACAGAACGTGAGAATGTTGTCCCTGTAGCTACCGGGGAAGAAAGTGCGCAAGTTGCTGTATCAAGATTATCAAAATTATTATTAATTTTTTCTAGAGAATCTCCAATACATTCATCTTCAGAAATAAATTGTGTAAAGTTACAGATAGTTGACATATATTAAATTAAAGTTACTTGTAAAAAGCTAGTGTTACTCACTGCAGAATTTGCTACAGTACTTACAGCACCGTCTCCAGTTGCAGTAATACCTGTTTGACCTGCTCCAGGGTTACTTCTAGCATATATTTGTGTATATGCATTAATGTTGGTGTTGTTATTTATGGTTTGAGGTGCTCGGGTATTTGTATGCCACCCGTTAATAGAAATAGAACCTTGTGTATAACCTAACATATAATGTTGAAGTTGAAAGGTGTATGTTGTATTAGGAGATAATAAAATTACCTTATTCATATTAATAGTATTACCTTCTGAATATGTGACGTGACCTTCTTGAGATGCCATCACCACGGTCGAAGGAGAATTTTTATTAGTGATATTTACAACGCGAGCCCACATTGAATGCCATATATCAATCATACTTACATGTAATGTAGCATTAACAAGTGCTCTAAATTTGTATTGGGTAGTTCTAAATGTTACCTGTACGGGGTTTCTGGCAGGGTTTTTAAATACTCCAACCCACTGATTTGCTAACCCTGCAGTTCTACCAGGTGGTTTAGTATAAGCAAATGTAGATTCATCGTAAAAAATAGATGTAGTTGATAAATCTCTTATAATTGTGGTTAAGGAATTAGCTAAATTATTAACAGTGTTGATACTTTGTTGTAACTGAAGAACATCGGTATTAAGACTAATAGCTTCGGTAGCAAGATTGGTAAAATTAGTGTTAATTGTATTGAGAGAATTACCAATACATTCTGTCGCTGGAATAATAGCTGTATAAGGGTTCGACATGTTCTTCTATATTTATACTGATATTTTATACATTACAATACGGATCAAAAGGCTTTATTAGGGATGTAAAGTTTTCCCACAAGTAGTTCAACGAACGGTTTAATACTGTTGAAGTAACTATTTCATTTTGACCTATATTAATATCTTTTTTATCGTATTTAAAACCTGTATATTGTTTACAATCGTTATTATTTTGATATCTAATAGTAGTTCTAAAAAACTCTATATTATCCCAAAGTCTTTGTAATGATTTATTATAAACCCAGTTTTGTACATATTCTTCTTCATGAATATATAAATCTGTTAAACTCCAATAATATGGAGGTAATTCTCCTTTAAGAGCTTTTAAAGTCATTAAATCTGGATATTTAAATATTCTATCTGTTGTAGTTACCAATACATTACGAAATTCATCCTGATATACACTAGTTATATTATCTACACAAGGTTTGTTTTGAACAACATAACCCCCAAAAACTCCATTGCGATAAAAACGTAAAACTTGGGAGTTAGTACACATATAGATTCTTTCTCTATTGTATGATGAATTTATACGTACCGGTTTTTCACTTGTATAATTTGTAAAATCGTATTCGTATAAAAAGATACCTGTGTAGGAATATACTCGAATATTGTTAGTAGTTAATACATGTAAGTTATGTTGAGAGTCAATACATACTGATAATGGTGAAGATTCTTTTAACGTATCATCTTTTATAGTTTTTAACCAAGAACCTGTATTAGAAAAATGTTTTATACAACCGTTACCTGTGTCGGTAACCCAGACAGTATCTTTACTATCAACATAGATATCATTAGGGTTAAAAAATTTATTACGAGATAAGGATGAACCGTACCCACCCCAAGATACTAATAGCTCAAATTTACCGTTATCTGATACTATATAAACTGCAACTTGAGCTAATAATCCATCCAGAACAAATATCTTACCTTCAGAATCAATACTAATATTTTTAATATCAGTAAATGAAGTAGCTCCTTCCAACAAATATCTGTTACCATAATATGTCGCTTGATAATCTTTCGAAAGTAAACGAATACCTTTAGCTATGGAAGTATAAAGCATATTGTTTCTAGATACTACTCCAGTATACTTACAGTTGTTTTGATATATCCATTCCCCTGCAAAATTATAATAGTCATTTAAACCAGGTATATCTACATGCCATTGTCCTTCATTACAAATAACGTTATTTGTTATTTCACTGGGTTCATAATACCAACGCTTCTGATAAACACTATTCTTTTTTGCCTGTTTCCATGTTATAGGTAACGTTGCTGTTTTTGTTTTACGGGATCTCCAGTTCCACTCTTGTTCGTATAAACCAAAACACGTAGGTGCTACTGAACGAGGAGAACAAGTTTGCTGTAACCAAGTACCGCATACAGCAAATGAACCAATAAAATCATTGGCGGTTGTAGCGTCTGTCCAAGTTACATTTTGTTTATCATAGTAAGTAGATGAACATACTGTCGTAATATTACAATCAAAATCTTCCCAAGTGTACTTACTACATATTTCTAAGTCTTGTAAAACTACAGTAGGTACTGGTCCCAACCACCCGTAATAAGCAGTAGGGGTAATTTCGTAAATGTAACCACGAGAATTTAAATACTCTAAGTTTTCATAGAACTTTTTGATGCACGCATTAAATGTCTCTGCTAATCCCCATTCGTTTGGTTGTATTTGTATTTTTTGAGAATGAGGTAGCTTAATTGGTTCGTTTGCTAAGCGATAATTTATAGGGCTAACTGTATCGTATTGAGCTATAGATTCAATAATACCTGGAAAATTATATACGATGGGGTTTGAATCGTAATTTAAATGGGCTGTTACTTTTATAGATTTTGCACCATTAAGAGTATAGGTATTTACAAGATCTCGTTTTATACTTTCCCCTGTTAAGGTTACAACTATATTGTCTCCGTAATCAACAACTAAAGACGTTACCGTCTCTAAACGAGTAGATAGATTTTCAAACGATATAGGGGTACCTGTTAAAACGAATTTATTAGGGGTATATAAAAGTATTTCTGGTGGTGGTATAACATTTATATTCTGCTCAAAACTTAAAGTTGTGACCTTAGTTTGCCAATCCCCTGGGGCAGCGGTTATTTGACAAGAAATTGTTTGAAGTACAGTAAGTGTTACCGGAGTCTCATCATAATAAGATGTGGTAAACATATTAACTCCATCCCCTGAAAGTTGTAATCTATAAGGGAACGCAGCAATGTTCTCATATTCGTTATTACTTTCTTCAGGGTCTGTTACTACATAGGTCGATGACCAGGTCTTTGAAGGTCGTTTATTTTCCCCTACTAAAGTCCATGTGACTGGGCTAGCCTTACAAAACACAGGTACTAAGTTTATACTGCTTAAAGAGCCTTCTGTTCTCCATTTTTTAGCATATACCCCGGGGGTCGATGGCATGGATAATGTATCTGCAGACACCATACATTGAGCTGAAGACCATTTTACTAAACCTGAAGTAAATTTTTTCTGTTGTTCCCAAGTTGTTTGTTCAAGCGTACCCCAATTCCAGCGTATACCGTATTTGTCGTAACATGGTTGTACAACATCTAGCCCTGGCGCTAAAGATGTTTTAAGTGTTGCTTGATAATCTACTCTCTGACCTAATACTGGTAAATAGACTGTGTTAGCTATACCCGGATTAAACTCAAAAGGAGTTGCATCATACGGTAATATTTTTATAGACTGTCTTATAAGTGGATTATCTATCAGCTCTTGATTGTTAACGTTAACTGTACTTGCAAAATAAGGATATGTTAGAGCAGCTCCAGTTACATCGTCATAATAATAACCTGGTGCAGTTACTGGAAATAAACTATTATATGACTGTACAGAAATAGGTATAGTAGGATAAAAACCAATTTCTGATGTAAGTGGTAGCATAGCTGTCAGTCTTGAGCCTAGACTTGATTGTAGTAAACCACTATAACGTTCTGTATACTCACCAAATTTCCATATAAAGTCTTGAGGGGTGGTGTTAGTCGTAAACGGTATTGAAGGACGAGTAAAATCAGAAACATAACGAGATGCTCCTCTTGTAACACGAAATTCTCCTATATAACCTCCAAATGTTCTATTATAAGATGTAACAAAGCGTGCACCACCTATTGTCATTTCTGTTTCTGTACGAATTGCAATGTTGCTGGTCGTAGACGCTACAAGCTTTCCGTCTAAAAACAATCTAAAAATATCTCCTGTACGAGTAACAGCAACATGCTGCCATGTATTAAATTTTACTAAATCGGTAGTAGGAGCTTGTAAATTTACTTGCCAATTTATACCATCACTAGTTGCTAAAAATAACAATCGATTAGTTCCAGTAATTAATAACACACAGCCTTGAACATTAGAATTCGTGTGTGTGCTCCATATACTCGTAGCTGTATTTGGAGTATCAGGATATATCCAACATTCAACAGCAAAATTACTACTACCAAAATTTAATGAAGCATTAGCGGGTAATATAACACCGTTAAATCCACTCGCATTTATTGTTCTTAGTGTATTGGAACCGAATAATGTTTGAATAGATGATATATTTGCCCCTACAATATTTGTTTCAAAAGCTGAAAGAATATGACCTTGAGTTGATGCATCAGGAAAGCGAACAAATTCTTGAGAACCATTATCTGTTAATGCTACCAAACGGTTATTAGCCTTACCTTTATAGGTAGTAAATAAACCACCTGCTAAAATTCTATTACCTCCATCTGTAATAAATTGATTTACAGTATTGTTGAATCCGTTTTCCGTAGCACCGAATGTTGTATCTAAAACCCCGGTGTTAGTTATTCGAGCAGCTCGTACATAATTTAAACTTTTATACTGTGTGAAAGAACCACCTACTAAAATTTTATTATTAGCTTGTACAGTAATATTAAAAATCTCTCCGTCATTTGGAGAATCAGTTACCGTTTCTGGTGCACCAGTCTCACTGTTTAACCGGGATATTCTTGTTGCGTTGGTACCTACAGTTCTATACTGAGTAAACGCTCCACCCACTAAAAGAGTACTATTATCAAACGTATTAATTGCTAGAGTTCTTACAGTGCCATTAAATCCGTTGCCTGTTGCAGCACTTACTACAAAATTTGTACTAGAATATGGGTTGCCGTTTGATTGAGATCTTAAAATTCTATTATAACCTACGTTTCTATATAAAGTAAACTCTCCACCAAAGTAAGGTTGACTGTCATTTTCTTTAACAACAATCGAGTTTACAGCCCCATTAAACCCATTAGTAGTTGCTACTGCACCTACTATCGGTGTTATAACAAACCCAGCGTCTTTACTACCATTGGTGTTAAGACGTATAATTCTATTTTCATTTGCAACAGTGTTATAAAGTGTAAAGGTACCACCAACATATGCTTTTTGATCGTCTGCGTTTCCTGTCCATCTAATAATTGCTATAGTACGAACTTCTCCGTCTCCGAACCCAGCTCCTCCACTATTAAACGATGTATCAATAGCACCTGTTAGTTCAAGGCGTACAATACGGCCAACTGCAGAACCATTGTAGTTTGTAAACGCCCCTCCGACAAGAATTTTTGTAGTACCGACTACTTGAAACTGAGCTGTATTTACAATACCATTAAACCCTGTACCTATACTAAATGTGGAATCTATATTTCCATTTGCATTTAAACGTACAATTCGGTTACATGCTGTGCCCCTATAAGAAGTAAAATTTCCGTAAACAATCCATTTACCATCACCCTGTCTTAAAAACCCTTTAACTTCTCCGTCAAAACCTCCTGAGTTTTCAAATCCTGACCAATCGTTAAATCTAGCTAATAAAGATGTATTTGAAAATTGAGGGTCGTAAGAAATATCTCCTGCACTTAAAAAGATGTTTTCGGTATGACCTTCCCCATAAAAACTTAAACCAGGGGTTTCATGAAAATTATTCCAATTTAAATTTAATCTTATCGTTTGTAAATCTGGAAAAGGCTCTACAGGGGGTGTAAAGTTACTTGTATATCTCGCTACCCCGCTAGTGATACGTAAATCTTCTATGTAGCCGTTTAAAGAGTGAGTGTTGTGACCGTTAATTACCAAAGGTGTACCACTCGTTGATGACGGGGTTACTGTCAAAGTTTCTGAATCTCTCTCTATACCGTCAATATATAACTTTAAATTTGTACCGTTTTTTACAAAAGCAACGTGATGCCATTGTTGTAAGTTTAATGTAGTTGTAGTTGTTAAACTTGTGTTTGCACCACCAGTCGGGCTCCAATAATAAAACTGTAACCTTCTATCGGTTATTGGCCCGAAAGACCAATAATCATAAAATACTCTTCCTGGTGTTGCATTACCAATAATACTACCCCCTGCGAATTGTCGGTTTGAGGGTGCAGTTGGATTACTCTCTAAATATACCCAGGCTTCTAAAGTATAGTTTGAAGAATACCAATTATGCAATTCCGCTGGTGGGTTATTAATTAGTATATAATCTGCAGAGGTACTAAAATAACCTGAACCTGTACCAAAACGTTTGATTGATGTACTAATTTGCGCGTTTCCTACTGTAGATAATGTACGGTTTCTTGAAGAAGAGTCTATGAATGTTCTTGATCCATTTTCTCCATTCATATGAAGCAATAACGATACGTTATCAAATGAAGGGTCATAAGAGTAAACAGATGTAGCAGCATCAGTAAACTTTGCCCCAGGAAATGCCATAAATGAGTTTACGTTAAGAAAATATGGAACAAAATGAGCACAAAGAGTGCGTTGAAGAGTGTGAGGAGATCTCCAAGGGGCTCGACTGTTTTGAGGAGTGTTAACAGAGAGAGTTACTGTTACGCTAGATATACTTTGTATATTACTAGTAAAGTTTGTAGTACTAGATAGATCTGTAAATACAGTAGGTAAATTATTTCGAGTATACGAAAGTCTGTAATATTGGGGGTTTAAATCAAATACTAAAGGTAGATTATCAGATGCTATTCGTAAATTAGTTGTATAAGGAGTGGTAGAAGTTAGACGATAGAAATAAGAAGTAGAATCTGTACGTTCATAGTTTATAAAAAACGTGAAATCGATTTCAGGGAATGAATCATAAGATAGTGTAATTGTAGCAGTAGATAACACTTCTGTTCCTTGAGTGGTAAATCTTTGAGTAGAAGCTTCAAATACTATTTCTTCTAAAGGATACTCTTCGGTTGTAAAGTTATACGTTTGTAAACTTGAAAATGAAATAATTATAGTTCCTATTGAACTTGCGAACCCTGTTGTTTCAGAGATATATGTTGTACCAGTAGGTAAACTACCGTATGCGTTGTCTGGTAAATCCCAAGAAATAATAGCGTTACCAGTAACAGGGTAATAATTAACAGCAGTTAAATTATTAGACGGAGTTTCTACTCTCATAAGAGTAGCTGTTAACGACCTCATAAAAGGTTCGTTATTATACGCTACGGCACTAATAGAAAGAGGTCCGACATCCATTTTATATTACTTAATTCTTTAATCTAGCCACTCCATACTAAGAAGTTGACTATAGGCTGGTTTTAATCTTATTATTTGATCTTTTATTTCTTTTTCAATTTGAGATCTAAGTTCTTTATCCGTAATTTTTAATCCTGAAAGCTTAATCTTGAAAAACTGAGATTTATGTCCTGGTAATCTATGCTTAAAGAAACGTTCTATATTTTCTATATATTGAAGAGGAGCTGTTGGTATGTTCCATACTATATCCTGGGTAATAATTTTTTCCTGTATAAATTCGATTAACATTTCAGGGTCTATAGCGTAATCAAACACTCGAATAGAATCTATACCTCCGTTCCATATTAAAGCTTGAGAATTAATTTCATAATTTAAATTCTCTGTTTTACCTGTAGGGGTACCAACAAAAAAATCATTTTTATAAAGATAAGTTATTTCATTATTAAGTGGTAAATTTTTTTCACCTCGTAATTCAGAATTAACATAAATTTTTAAATTACGGTTTTTATATACACAAGTAATTAAATGCCAATTATTATTACCTAAGAAATCTATGGGTATGGAAAGTGTGTGACGACGTACAGGGATAGTATCTATATGGGTACGAGTGGCAATTTTAAACTGTAATTGGGGTCGATTATCATATAGTACAGAATGAAAAACTCTTTTGAGTTCGTAACCCGTAAAATCGCCCTGACTTGTAAATGTCAAAAGATCAGGATCTTGTTGCGCTGTTATAGGATCTAATATATTAAGATATTCTATTAAGTTAACTACATCTTTAATAAGACCTGTAAGAGTTAAAAAGTATACATTTTTATCATAACTATCAACTAATACCCCATACCAGGTGTTGGTGTTATTTTTTCTGTCATAGCTATGTATAAAAGATAAATTTTTAACAGTGGGTTGAATTGCTTTTATACCCACTTGAGTGGTTTTTATAATTTGAAGAGTATTAATGTCAAATATATATAAAACATTTGCGCTAGTTACTACCCACACGTAATTGTCAGGAGATATTGCAAGACACATACCTTTTTCTCCTGTTGGAAATGCGTGTATTAGGGTATTGTTATAATAAACATTACCATCTAATTTTAACCCCCATTTATTATTTTGATTGTCAAATTTTATACTTAAACTTGATGGCTCTCTTGTGAGAGTGCCGGTAAAGTCATACGCAAGAGCATCTTGTTTCCAACTACCTGTTAAAGCTTCGTGTAGAAGAACGAGGTCTTGGTCAAATATAAATGTACCTGATGTGGTAATAACTGTTGTATTATTATTTCCATCTAAAATAGCTGTTTTAGGTATACCGGGTAAAGTATAGTATCCTCCATCTGTTGTTCGAGATTGATTTAAAATATCTCCTAAATGATTATATTTGTACACTCTTTGTGTAGTTTCATCAATTCCTATAATTTTATTTTCTAAATTAACCCCTGTAGAAACGTACTTGGTGGGTTGTTGAGGGTGAAGTTGAATATTTTTTTCGTAATATAGTTGTTGTTCTTGATTAAAAAAATAAAAGTGACCATAAGTAGTTTCTGGTACTGCAAAGTATGGATACCCTTTAAGGTTATCATAATAAACCCCAAACCCACCTCGACGCAAATTACCTATCAATTGAGTATAAGTGGCTGTTGACCAATCGTTTTGATACACCCAAAAACAGGTAGTAAACTCGTTTTCCAAACAATACGAATCATCATAAGACACTTGACAATTAATAAAATCGGTATGATTAAAATTTAAAACATTACGATCTTTATATTCAGAATCTATATAATTTATAAACCATAAAGGTTTAGTATCTTTAATAGTTATTAAATTTTGATAGTTAGAAGAGTCTTGTGTATTTTCAGACCAATTTTCGATGTTTAATCTTAACCGATCTTTAGTTGGACCTGCAAATGTTTTAACTATTTCTTCAGCTGTACTTTCTCCTTGATGAAAATATTGATACCAAACACCTGGGTCTAATATCATCTCTGACGGCTTATCATAATATACTGGATCTTGTTTAACATAATCAAATATATTAACATTAGATTCTAACGCTTCATCTACCGACAAACGACCTGGATCATAGTAACGATCCAACCATCTAGGGGGTTCGGTCAAACTTGCATATAACCATGAACACAACCAAGTGCCGTCTTTAATTTGAGATGTATCACCCCAAGGAGTGCTGTTACCGTAACCTCCTTGTTTTTTAAGAATGCGGTCACTAAGAGCAGGAATTATACCAGGTACAGCACCATCAGCTACTAACGTTGATTCAATTAGCTTTTGCGGGGTTGCAAAAAACGGCATATGAAAAAAGGTCGTTTTATCTTTTTTCAAGGTTATTTCTGTAGTACTACCTTCATAACCAAGATATATTTTATCATAACCATCGGTTTGATTAGTACCTGTAAAAATTTTATTATACTGTCTTTGAATTAACTGACTCATGAAAGTGTAGTATTATCGACTGGAGCTGGGCCTCCGTGAGGGGTTACATTTGTTTTAAGATTAGCTATATTAATTAAAGCTTTTTGTGATGCTGTTGCCTCATTTACTGATACGTCAATTAAATGATGTACAGGGGCCTGTAAAATTTTATTAATAGCTAAAGATCTATTTATTTCTTCAGTATTATAATTGTAGAAATATGTAACCCAGGTATTTTCTGGAATAAAGTTTGCTGATAATTCTGGTAGTGTTATCGAAATACATCTATGTACATAATCTTTAATAACCGTCTCATTAAACATTAAACCGTTAGCTCTTAAAATATTGTCTTGACCAAATGCTAAATAACGAAAACCGGTATCAGTTTTTGTTTTAAAAGTTATTGTATTGTTTTGGTATACACATTCAAATTGCTGTCTATGTATGTTTAAAGGGTCTAAACTTTTTTCGTTCAAACGAGCAACATATGGGTATTCAGCATCAATTTGTAAAAACATATCGTTTATAATAATTTCTACTAAATGGGTGTTAGTAATAGGGGAAATATAAAAAACTGAACCTGTTTGTAGACCTAAAGATATATTATTTTCTAAACGATTGTATAAAGCAAAATGGGCAGTAGAACTTCTAGGTTGTAGTAAAAATGAACCTGGTAGTTTACCTAAAATATGAACTGTATTTTCAGTAAAAAATTTATCTAAATTAACACTCGATGTTAAAATAAAACAAGTATTTTTATTTACTGAAACATCTTGATAGTTTTCTAAACCAGGTATCTCATAAAGAGAAAGACCGTTTTTATATGTATCTAAATTGTTCTTAACCTTTTCATCTTTATAATAACTATAACGAAGCTCTACTGGGCTCAGAGCTGATAAAGATGAATAAACTATCTTTGACATACCTATATTATTTATAGGTTGTTTTTACATACACTAGCTATCTTAGTTTTCTTGAAGTGGTGGTGCTTCTTCTTGTGGAACTAGTTTTGCTAGTTCTTCTGGAGTAGGAGTCCACACTGAACTATCATCAGAATTAAAAATAGGTGTTTTTTGTACTGGTACTTGTGGCGCTGTCATATATTTTACTTATTAATAATATCTGCAATTATAACCATTAATTGAATACCAACCTGGTCGTGTACCTCTAGTAAACGCAAGAGGTAATTCGTTAGGAGATGTATTAGTAAATACTCTGTTTAAACTACCTGAAATTAATGAACCCTTACTAGTTTCGAAATATATATTGTGATCATCTCTAAATGCTTCACTAACTTTAAATGATTGATCTGCTGTATTAAAGTTTTCGATAACATTAGTAAATGGTACTACTGAATTTGAAGAGTTATTTAAATTCCAAAAACGTTGATCGCTAAACTTTGTAGGAATTGTACCTGGTTGTACCCAGTTTGTAACACAGTAACGAGCATTAGCATATACACAACTCAAAAACTTACCCCAAGATGGTTGAAATGTAATTGCTATAGGCCATACTGCCCAGTTAGTACTTGCTAAGTTAATATCGTGACGGTCTTTACCCCCTTTAAGACCGAAACCTCGAATTTGAGCATTCGGGCCTAAGAAAATAGCTGCATTATGTTGTAAGTGAGCAGCAACAGGGGCATACCATGGACCACATAAACCTCTTAAGTAAAAATTTATAGAACCGTCTAAAATAATATTATGGGTGTGGGAAAGGTGTCCTGGAGCTTGAGGGTTATTAATTGCACCCCATCTTGCAATAAAGCGCTGTCCATTCAAGCGAGCAATACACGCTAATTTTGTAGCAAGAGCATCAAACGTTGGTCTTGTGTTACCAACAACAGCTAAACCGTATCCAGGGTATGTAGCGCTAAAACGATTTAAAGGATCTGCTAAATTTTCTCCAGTAAAGTAAATATGGGAAATACCATCTCCATATACACACCCCAACTTATATACTCCTTGACCTAAACATGCAAAAGTAACATTAGTAAAATCTATATGAGTATCAGTACATAATAGAGGTCTAATTTCTGTTAAATTTGAATCAACCTCTATACATATATTATTGTATGAACATGCAGGAGCAATACGCGCTCTTTGAAAGAAAAATGATCTAGTTACTAAAGGATCTATTTCAAAGTTAGGTTTTTGTCCTTCGCTGCGTCTTTCTTCTAAATCATCAAAATTTGGCTCGAAACGAGATGTAGTAACTTGTCGAAATATATGTAAGGTTAACCAATGATAATAGGCATCCCCTTCTTGTAGTCTATCGGTATTCCATACAGGTACTCTTAACCATTCTTGAGGATCTGTTCCTAAATTAAATCTTGCAAGATTTGCGTTTTGGCAGACATACACATTATAAATTAACTTACGTGGGGCCTCTGTATACTTACGACGAGTTACATAAACACCGAGTTCACTCAAATAACGAGCTTCGAGTCGTAACCCTTGTTGTAAGTAAGATGAGTTAGCTGATGTACTGGTATAATATATAGGTTGATCAAAGCGATTTTTGGGCCACATGTATAACCCTGGTTTTAGACCAGCGTTTATAAAAGATTGAGGTAACTCTGCAGCTGTGTAGGACCTTATTGTACAGCTAGAAGAAAAATTATAACTCGCTAAAGATTCATTTACGTCTTCGTCTACAAAAATAACATACGATAAAGCGGGGTTTTTAATACATTGTCTCCACGCTGAGCCTACTGTTTTAAAATATGGTGTTGAGACTGGTACATCAATTGTATCTGGAATGCGCTTAATTTTTAAATCATCTGTACTTTGAGGATGACTCGGTCTAACTGCATAAAAGACTACCCCTGGCTCTCCTTGTACTTGTAATTCGTCTTTATCGTTATATGCGAGTGATCCTTCTGGATCCAATCTTAATCCGTAAATACCTCCTCCTGCACTTAACCTACCTGTAACCGTTACATTATTTAAAAATTGAGTTGCCATTTTATATATTTATTTATGTACTTTTATTTAAGTATAACTACTCTGTATTGATTTATACTAGGAGGAAATGTAAATTCTAATTTTATTGTATTAACAGTTTCCATAGTAATTGTAGGGGTTTCTACTCTAAAATTGTTATTGTTATAAACTTGTATAAAAATATCTCTACTAGCTAAGTTGTGGGTAATTATATAACTTACACTTACCCCATTTCCTACGTTTTGAACATATCTATTAGTTCTATTAATAGTATTACGAATTAATTGACCAGATATACGTTTTGTTGTTCCCCCACGAGCAATAGGAAATTGATCAGAGTTTTCAAATTCTGTTACTGGATCAAGCTCTGAAATTTTAACATTATTCATGTCTTTATTATTTATACAAGAATATACATTTCATTTTCTTGTACTACTGCTGTAATTTGATTAACAAGAGATGTATTGCTTTCTTCCATAACAATTTTAGTAAAAAGTTGAATAGCTGACAACTCTGTACTCTGAAAACTGCTACAAGTAGGAACAAATGTTTGAGGGTACCTTATACCAGTATTACCATTATAAGGCACAATAGCGCCGTAAGTATCTCGGATAGGGTTTGTGGGTACCGTACTCTTTGTAACAAAAGGAGACGTATTTTTATTTGTGGTAACTAAAGAGCAATTTTTTTCGTTATTAAAAACATATAAATTACCATGAGCAGTTCCGGTAACCTTTATAGGGGTAACATCGTTATTTTTTACATCAGGTAAAGTTATTGGTCCGAGAGTAATACTAACAGCATCTGATGTACCAGTATTTGCACTGTATGCTGTTAAAGAAGGGTAAAATACAGGGTAAATATTTTGATTACGATAATAAGTGTGGACGATGTCGTAATTTCTTGGATCATCAATGTCCTCAAAAAATTCTTGATTATATAGAGTATTTGGCACCCCAGGTGTAACAACTAGGTTTTCAGTAATTTCATCTACTTTAAGTTTAAAGTTAATAGTTGCGTCTCCGGTAAGATTATCAACTACTGTGTATTCATCGGGACTTAAACTAATATTATATAAGCTTTCTAAAAACTTAGAGGTAAGAGTAGTCTGTAAAGTAACAGCTGTTAGCTCTTCTGTAGTTGTTGTACTACTAACTAAAGCGGTTCTAGAAACAGTATTTTGACGTACAACTGTTACTATAGGAGAACCGTCTCCAAAGTCCCAATCAATACGATCTATAGGAAACGACCCACAAATAGTAGTTCGAGGGGTAAGTGTCACTGTATACGGAGATACTCCTGTTATAGGTCGAGTGAGACAATATAAACCAGCTTTTGGTGGGAGTTCTTTAACATCAATAATATATTTTTTAGTTGTAAACTGTTTTCTTGTCTCAATAAAAGGTATATTGTTTGGTACATTTACAGAACAAATTTCATCGTTAGCTTCAAAACTCCACTTTTTTTCATATATACTACCCGTACGAGCATTTTGCCAATTGAATTGTCTTATATTTTCTTCTGAGTTATTACAACCTGATAAACTTTGCCAAGTCCATGTTTGACAATATTTTTGAAAACATGCTGCTTCATCAACCCACCACTTGCTACGAGCTCTACCTTTACGAGTTTGATTCCAGGTAGTGCGATCTCCAACATTACATTTGGTATTATCCCAGTACCATTGTATGCCAAACTTACCACGACAATATTGAGGACCAATGTCTATTATAGTAGTGTTAATGGTATATGTATGATGTAGAGTAACAGTATATCGCCCCGGCATTACATATATGTGTTGCACCGGAGAGGTGCACGGTAATGTTACCGTGTCTAATAAATCGTTATAATAATCTCCGAATGTCCATGTAAAATCCATAACCCCAGGAAATTCCGGATTTACAGAAGTGTTTTGAAACACTACTTTAACCCCAGGGGCATAACCAGAAGCGTATAAAGTGTTAGTGCTTGAATTTTCCGTAACAAAAAGAGAGGTAGTATTAATAGGGGTTTCAAAAGGTATACCTCTATCCCATGTATATGTTTTAGGAACAGTTTCGCCAGAAAGTATAATAAAATCAGTTATCATGAAAAAAGATTTGTGATAACATTATTTATTACTTTATTTTGTTACTTAATAATAACTACCTTATATGCACTCAGCCCCGGTGGGGTATCAAACGATAAACTAACTGTGTTAGTATTTGTTGCTATTAACGGAAATACTATTTGATTAGAACTATTACTATAAACCTGTACAATTACATCCCGAGTACTTAAATTATGATTAATAGTGTATACTCTCTGAGTTGCAGTACCGATATTAGTAACAAATTTATTACCAGTCATATTACCTATATGAATGTTAGTTGCTGTTAAATTTGCAGCTACAAGTCTTTGAACGTTAGCCAAAGTACACGAAAGAGTATTTACAAGAGCAGTAATAGTGTTAAGAGAATTTGATGTATTAACATCTACAATACTTGCTCCTGTATTAATGTTTGCAACATTAAGAGTAGCTACATTAGCAACATTAAAATTACCTACACTACAATTTAAACTCGATAAAACTGCAGAATTTATAATAGCGTTATTCGCACTTAAAAGAGTTACTGTTGCAAGATTCGTTAATACTTGGATTTTTTCAAGTGTAGTGCGAAACGTTTCATTATTAATATTTACAATTATCTGATCACTAGGTCTTAACACGTTAACGTTAAGAGGTAAATCACTAATTTTAATCGAATCCATAATAGATAATATTATTTAAGGGTTGCTACCCACTTTGCAAAAATAGATCTAGCACTGAAGTACTAATAGTTACAGGGTTTGTATAGTTTAATTCTATACCGTAGAACACAATTTCATCGCTGCTAAGGGTGAGGGTTTGTGCGCTCGGTACAGATGTTAAAGTAATAGTAGGGGTTGAAACAATTTCTTTAAGAATTTCTTCTCCATTAATGTCATAACTAGTTGCTAACAACTTAACTCCAGAAATAGGTATAGTATCAAGTACTTTAAGGTTTAAAGCAAAATAAGTAGGACCGATATCATTTGAAACTTTAAAGGGTAAAGCATATTCACTCACCTCAGGTGGTCGACCTGTAATTAGCCCTGTTTGATTAATTTTAACCCACGAAGGCCAATTTAAAGGTTCAAAACTTGTAGGTTGATTACCCGCTGTAAGTTGATAGGTAAAATTAGTAGGGTATTTCAACGTTACGTATAATGAATGTTGTATTACTGGAGGATCGAGAGTAATTTGTTTTGGTATACCACTATAAATTGTAATCTTATCAAGTTCGAGTATATCGTAGTTGTTGATAGTAAATTCAATTAATATATCTTCTGAATTTTCTTTTTTACAATAAACAGATAATATATATTGTTTTTTATCCGCTATATATGTTAAAAGAGGGGGTTCGTTTGAAACAATATCAAGATTTTCAAGACTTTGAATTTCGAGTTTATCTTCTTGTTTACTAGGAAATACCTTTTCAAGTAATAGGGAGTTTAAGTTATATTTAAAAAGTTCAACGGTTATAGCGTTGTTTTTAACTCCTGCTACAGATTGTATAACAGTATTTTCAGTCGGAGAAAACCACGTATCTCCAGCTTTTGCATAGGTAAGAGGTATTACAAAATCTTCAATTACCGCAGCTGATACTTCGGTATATACAACTTCTTGTACTACTGTTGGTGGAGGGGAAGTTTCATTATTTGCGGAATTTACTACCCATGTAGTAACTAACCACGGGTAAGGTACATCATCATAACTAAAATATATAGGTTGATCAAATAAAGATATATGTTGAAAATAGTTAATCGTAATGTTGCCAGAAAGATTATCTATAACTGTATAGTTGTTAGGTGTTAAACTAATCGAGGAAAGATTATTAATAAAACTCGCCGTTAAACTATTACTAGTTGTAACACTACTAGGTACCGATAACTGAGTAGTTAGATCTTCTATTACCCATTGATTGTTTGTACGGTATACTGCTTTAGAAGGTTTAGGTTGTATTAATGGTTCAGATTTTAATACTGTTTGAAAATACTGTATAGTTACGGTTGAATTTAAATTATCTGTAAGTATGTAAAACTCTGGGTTTAAACTTATTGTTGACAACCCTTGAATAAATGCAGTTGAAAGATTAACCCCTATAGTTATACTGCTTAATTCAGGGGTCGGTACGTTAATACTCGTTAACCCACCTGAAGAAAGATTTAAAGTATCTGTATTTACAACATATTTTTGTAATACAGGATTCCAAACATATAAACCGTTTAAAGATAAATAACCACCACTCAATACTTCAATACTCGCTGAAGATGCAGGTGCAAACCCTGTTAAAGTATTTACTGTTGCATCATTACTAGTAATTGTTACTATCTCTGTTGTTATATTTTGAAACTCTCTACTTACATCAGTTACAGTAGGAAGTGCTAAAGAAATTTGACGAGAATCATCTGCTAAACTAAAAATATAGTCTTTATCGTAATCGTAAATTATTTTTTCGAATAAAACACAACTAGAAGTTTGAATATAAAGAGTGTCAAAAAATACATCTAAACGAAGAACGCCTTGACCTGTTAAGTTGTTTAACAACGATGTGCCTACAAACGTATCAAAGATGCCAGATAAATACTGTGCCCCAGTACTGACCTTTTGAGATGTTTTTCTTACCCAAATCTCACCAGGGGTAGTTTTTCGTTTAAACGGTAAAACATCTTTAATGGGTTTATATAAACCGTATTGATTACCATAAACATCTGTTGACCAGTCGTCTAATTGTAGAGTAGTTTGTTTTAAGAGTTGAGCGTTAGACCAGTTACTTACATTTATTTCTCCGGTAAAAGATTTAGGGAAATTTTGAACGTCTCTCCAATCACTATCCTGTGGACCTGTCCATGGGGTTTGTAGAGAATTAGGGGTGGTTAAACCTAAACGAGTAGTAGGGTTACTTTCGTATAGAGATTGGTATGGTATAAATTTTTGATATTTTTTAAATATTTGTTTTTTAATGTTACCTGCTATTGGACCTGAAATTACAGGTTCCTTTAACCAAGTGTTATTCTCTAATGTTACTTCATACGGGGTAGGTTGATCTTGTTTTGTGGTACCTCTGCCTGCTATGAATTCATTAGTGTCTTCGTATAATTTATTAAGTTGTACACTCGATAAAGTTGGTTCAAAAGTAAAATTACGATTTAAGTATTGAGTAACCCCTAAATTTGAAGGAGTAAAATAACCTCTAAGATCTGATACGGTAGATAAAGCTTGTACTGTGGGTATAGTTAAGATGTTCGGGTAGTAACGGGTTATTAAATTATTCCACGGGGTAAAAGCGGTAATAGCTCGATTAGCTGATAGTGGGTCAAATTCTAATATAGAGGTTGTAGGGATAACTGATATTGACCACGTAAACGCTCCAATAGAATTGTAATAAATTTCTACAGGTTCGTTTTCGACATAAGATTGTAAAACAATAGGTGATACTGTTGTTAATGGTATAGCTGCTAATACCATCTCTATATTACCGAGCTGATCACTTAAACTTGATGTAGATGTTCCGTAATTAACTGTAGACCAGATGTTTTTGTTTACTACTATTTGCTGAATTAAAGGTTGGTGCCAATTTAAAGGTGTATTATAAACTCGATTATATTCTACTCTTGTACCTGTTTTAAGTTCAATATCTGATATATCTGGTTGAGTTATTAAATTATGCTGATCTACCAATTTAATACCACTGCCCCATGCTTCTACACTTTTATAGTTTGTAGTAATATCTTTTGCAAAACTAGTTTTAACCCAAAGAGGTCGAGCACCGTTTATAGTGTTAAATGCACCTACAGATGTGTAACGTGAAAGGTTGTAGTCCCAACCGTTTAATGGAGCATTTAAAACAAAGCCAGGTGCAGGTGTTTCTTGACTTGTCACAAGGGTAACCATTGTTTGAGCTGGTATAGCTGTTATTTTAGGTATATTTGTGAAAATATATAACCCAGTACTTGCTGCAGTAAATGTACGGGGTGTTATAGGTGTAGGTTGAGCAGGTATTGTGGTAGTAGTCGTACCTGCTAGTGGAGTTGTTAATACAATATTTTGAGATATAGTGGTTTGAGGGCTATTGAATACAGGCCCGGTAGCAGGATTGGCCGTCATTGCAACAACTGTTACTGTATATGTACCTGTTAAAGTAGGTTGTATGGTAAGTATTGGGGTGTTACGATATATTTGAGCAGCACCAGGGCTTTGATCATGCTTTACTGTCCATTGTAAAATTTGTACTATATCAGTAATATCTACAACCGGGTATTGAGGGTTTTGAGTTGCACCTGGGATAGGATTTTTCAACAATGTTGATGGATAAGAGACTATAAATTGTTGATTGTTACCTATTGAAAGATAGTCTACATTACTCCATATAGAACCACGGTTTTCATTTACTGTTTGATCAACAATCTGCCCCCCAGTAAGATAAAATGTAGTTGATGGTTGACGCGAATATATAATATGATCTCCAGGATAAATGATCATATTAGAAGGTTTACCGGTGCTAGACCACGTTCCATCTGAATTACGAATTCCTTGAATCCAAATATAATCACTCGGGATTACTCTACTACTTGTTATATTGAAATAGAAGGATGCAAATTGATTATCATCATCAGTTGACAAAATAAACGAAGCCGTATTCATACTCTGAATAAACGACGCTGTTAAAGATGTAGGTATTTGAGTACTCGAAATAGTATCAAAACTAGTCGCAAAAAGCTCTTCATCGACATCATTGTACTTTTGTCTTACAACGTAAGATGGTAGACGATCAGTTATTGGTGATTTGTCTTTAAAATTAGCACGATAATAAATGTAGGTGTGACCATTACGTAATATAAATAAGTTGTTTATATTAGGTGCTGTAGAAACCCATTTACCATCTCCCCATCCTATTTTATTATTAGTTTGAAACCACCCAAAACGCTCACTGTTAGTAAATGTATTGCCCTGTTCATCTCTCCAATCTTCTAAATTAAAATTATTATTAAATGCAGATTCTTGAACTATAAAATCTGCTAAATAAGAATTGTCAGTAAACTCTTCTCCAGGGTGACCGAAAGGGGTAAACTGAGTTTGATAACATGTACACTTTTTATAATCTTTGTAAGTGTAGTCAGGGTTTTGTATATACTGACAGTTTAAACTGTGATTAATACTCTTTAAAAAGTCGTTACAGTCTGTATCTGGCCCTTGCCATAAAAATTTTGTAAATTCTCCAGCCCTGAACACAGCTTTAATACTTGGCTGTATTGTTGCAAAGCTTTTAGATTTTGGATAGTAATACGTAGTACCTGATAACCACGCACACTCGATTGCTGCTTGTCGTTTATCAGTATAGTTTATTATTTTATATATAACATCAGCTCCTGAAATATTATTTGAAGCGGTACTATATGTAATAGGTAAATTAGAAACAGGTATTGGTAAGCATTGACGATTTATTGTACTCGGTAGATATTTCGGATATTCTAATAAGTTAGGTACATCTAAACGTTGGAAAGGCCATATGATTGTAGAATCAGCTCCAGACAAAATTGATATATCGGTTTTAGACATACGATATAACCAAGCTTCTTTTACTTCCCCAGAAAAAGAGTTATCATTATAACCTGGTGGTTCGCTCCATACTCTTATTTTGTCTGCGAGAGTGTATTCAGTATTAGCGTACGCTTTATTGTCTATTAGCGTAGTAGAATTTATATATAAAGGTTTAACAGAAGTAAGATTTAAAGATGTTGACCAATATTTTTCGTTAACTAAGTTTTTTAAATCTTTATTGAGGAAAAAATATCTAGGTTCTGTTTCATAACTATACCCAGTCCATTCGATATCTTCAGCAGTTAAACCATAACCTGGGTACGGAAAACGAAATTGGGTTTTGGTATTTTGTTTTAAATTAGCTTTTAATGTAACCGGAGTTTCTTCAAAAACTTGTTTGCGTAACCACGCACTCTCAATACCAAGTTTTGTTTTAATTGTTAAAGTATCAGAAATTTCGATACTTGAACCCGCAGTGCCGAGGGTATTGAGATTTGTAGCCGATAAGGCTAAAGGTTGGTAAATAGGTAATGTAGCTAGTTTAGTTTTATACGCTCCTACTGGCCAGTAAAAAAAATTGTCTCCTTCCCCTATATCGATATCAAAAACATTAATATCAATATTAGAAACTATATTAGTATATGTAAATTTATTTGTACCTAAAAAATTTGTTAAAATTTCATTAGAAAGCTCGATATTTTGTTGTAATTGTTCTTCGGTTAAGTCGACGTCTAAGCTCGATAACTCTAAATTATTAGGGTCAAATACCCCTGTATTAAAAACCCAATTACTAGAAGATAAAGTTAACCCTAAATTTGAAAAATAACTTTCCACTTCTGGTAATGTTAAATCATAATAAGCTGATACAGGTACAGTAGGGGAATGATCGAAATAAGAATGTGTATCATACAACTCTTCAATCTGAATATTAAGAGTGCCTTGTAATGAACTTAATGCTGGTACGTTTTTAATCGCATCCGGAGAAATCCCTTGAAGAGAATCTGGCTTTGTAGTGTATTTAGTTAATAAATGTTCTTGTACTTGTTGTGTGAGACTTGTAGGTGTACCAACTAAATTATACTTTATTTTCGACTTTTTGACGTTTTCTCTTAGCTGTAAGTAATAAAGAGCTACTTCTTTAATTTTTTTTGCAAAATATGGTATCGCTAATAATAACTCTTTATCGCTTTGTAAGTTTATATTGTTGTACCAGTTTTCTACTTCCGACTTACTAAAAAATATTTGTATTTGTCTTAAAAGTATTAGATAGTTCAAACGTAGAGTGTCATTCGAGTCTGAACTTTTATTTTTATTAGTTCTATACCAATTTATTAGATAGTTATTATATTGTTTATATTCTTGACCAGGTATACTTTTTTGAAAAATACTAGACCAGGTTTGAAAAGAATAAGGTGTATCAACATCTGTAACATCTTCTGTATTACGTAGAGGCTGAGAAAACCGTTGTAACTGTTGTTGATTACCTATACTCACTTAAATTATTTATCGAAAAGATTTTTTGTTAATAGGTAATTAAACGTCTTTTCTAAAATACCTTCGTCTCCGTACCAATCTTCAAAAGTAGATAGTGTAGGAGTAAGATACGTATAAGGAGAATCCCAATCAATTAGACTCTCAATATACGCTTTATCGTATTGAGGTTTATATTCGTAAAAAACATAATTACGGGTTACTGGTTCTGCGTACCCTGGGAAATTATGAGCTGTTATAGGGTAAACAAGCAAACCATTATCTAATGGTGGTTTATATAATGAAAGAGTATTATCTAGTTTAGATAATAATAAAATGCTATTATTTGCTGTTAAATTTGTAGTAAATGGATCTAACATTTCTCCTAACGATTCTGACAAAATACTAGTGATGTTAGGTAAACCGTAAAGTTTATGTCTCGGTATAGATGCAATTTCAAACATATACGCAATATCCTGAGGTAGTTTTACAGCGTAATCTAAATAGTCGACACCTGTTTGTTCAGCAAGAGATAAAAGCTGGTCTATTTTACATGTATCTATATCGGTATGATTAATATTAAAGTTTGCTATAGCTTCATACACCTTGCGACCTATATCTTCTTTATTGGAATCAGCTCCGTTACCCAATACCCCGGGCATAAATTGGTTCCAAAGAACATTGTTGCTAGCAAGATTTTCAGGTTTTGCAAGACTTTTAAGATAGGCAGACATATCATATGAATCATTTATTTTACGAATTTGATGTTTATTAACAAAAGGGTCAATATTAAAAGGTAGAGATGTACCCGTTATAGTAGGTGTTAAGAGGTTAGCGGTAACATATTTTTGATACCATTTGTTTCCAGTCCAATCTCCTATTGCTTGTGCAGACCTAAACTCATTAATATCCCCTGAAGCAATAACAGTAATAGTTTCTCCTGTTCGTATATCCGGATAATAACCAATAACAGAATCCGGTCGTATTTTATATATACGAACAAGACTACTATCAAAATCAGGAGTTGCGGAAGGTATTATAGTTACAGTGTTAGAATACGAATCTATTACCCATACTCTATTATATGCATCTACAGCAATACCTCCTAATTCTTCATCTTCTAAATAATCTGGTAATACTTGACTACCTGATAAAATACTCTCTAAACTACTACCAGCAGAAATACGTCCACCTACTTGTACAGGCCAAACTGCTAAATCGTTTGTTTGATAATTGTAGCACCCTATATTTCTTGCACCAAAAGTAAACCATAAATTATTATTTAAATCAAGAGCAAGATTACCAGGTCTAGGTATATTCTCAATAGTAAATAAAACTGAATTCAATTCTGAGTGATATAATTGTATATTACCTGTTGTTAAAAGAGAGTTAAAACTATTAGCTACCCAAATGTTGTTATCGGGGGTTATAGCCATATCTCCAGGTGTTGAGTATAGTGGTAAACTAATTTTTGATAGCATCTTACCTGTAGGGCTATACTTAACTAATATAGAGCAAAGAGGGTGAGCGTACGACACCCAACAATTACTTTCTCTATCAGTTTCCACAGAAGGTGGTTTCATCAAATAATCTCCATCAAATATTTGATAACTTTCAAAAGGGTCTTCAATTACTTGTTTAAAAGTATATCTTATACCAGCTTCATTTTCAAACATACCTGGGCTTATATCAAACAGCTCAAAACCAGTTAAAGTTGTTGATAAGGTATGTATAAACGATGCAGAAGTTGTCGTAGTAACTAAATTATTTGAGAGTACTTGAGTGATAGTAGGAGACCCAGAAGGGGCTGTATTAAAAAGTAAATTAAAATTAGAATCAAATTTTAAAACTGAAACCGAATTAAAAAGAGATACCCATATATTAAAATCTTTATCTAATGAAATATTACCTGGAGTAAATGCTTCGAAATATTGACTTGTTAAAATATTTGTAAATGAATAAGAACTTATAAGTGTTCCGGTAGATGTAAATTTATATAAACGATCTAATTCTGCATCTGCTGCATAAAAATCAAAATTTCTTGGATCTATTGCAATGCCATATATACCAGAAAAACCTGTTAAGTTATAATTGAATAAATCTGATGTAGTTAAATATGGTACTTCTGTTTGAATTATATTGCCTTCTACTAAAATTTTATTATCTTTAAAATATTGTATATCTTTGCAAGTTGAAGGGTATGGTATCAAATTAATACGGTTTATTGTGTGTCGATTAGGGTTAGATATCCATACAAAAGAATTAGGACCTAACAAATAAGGATCAATAAAACTATTTGAAAGATCATATACTTCATTATTAGCTGTTGTTTTTGCAGTAATTGTTATATTACTACCAGATGCTTTTGATGTACATGTAGTAAACAAGTAACCTCCGGTGCGAAAATTTTGTTCATCTTTAGCTTGAAAATTTAAAGGGGCTTCATCTACTGTGTATTGAGAAGATGTTAAATTAGATAATGTCACTTCAACAGGGTATTTCAACCCTGCTTGATTATTGTTAGGGTATGAAAAAATTATATCACTAACTTCAGATTTAGAACCCGGTATTCTTAACGCGCGGTTACTGTGAGCAGTTATAATAAAAGGTATTTTTATATCTGTCCATTGAGTAGGTAATTGGTCGTCAATATAATTTCTCGTTATTTTTAATAAGTCGGGGCGAAGATCGTTTACTAACCAAAGACAAGCGCTTCTTACGTTTTTGTTGTTAGCGTATGATGGGTAAGGGTATATAGCAGATTCTTGTGGGAATGTAAACCCTGATGTTTGCAAATTACAAGTTATTAGTAACGGGCAATTTTCAGAAGGATTACCGGTAGATGTTGAATCTACAAAATAAAATTCCGCTTCTCCAGAAACAGCTACTACTTTATTGTTGTAATAAACATTATTGCGCGGTATTGTTAAAGATGTTACTATGTTGTTATCTTTATCGTAAAAACGCCATGTAGGATTTAAAAATGACCATTGTTTAGGTACGTGCTCGTAAGGTATAGATTTGGAATTTGTTGCAAATAAATCAACTACTAATGGTTGATCAATTTGAGAGCTCTGTACAAGTATTTTGAAGGGAGTTTCTGTTTTTAAACCAGGGTTAGCAAAACGCTCTGGTATACTAGTAAAAACAACATAATCTCTCAATAACAAATCTACATCAACTTCTTTACTCTTAACACTTGAATTACCAAAAATGTCTATAGATGTTAGTGTTACATTATAAGACCCAGGAAACTTGTAAATGTGTTTAGGTTCAGGGTTATTGTAAATAAGAGGAGTGTTATCTCCTAAGTCCCAAACAAAGTACTCTACCCCGGATGTTTTTCCTGTAAAAGTAAATTCTGTTGCGTGTACAAAACCTGATAACGGTAGTACTGTGAAATCAGCTAATGACATATTTTATTTACCTATTTGTTTCGAGAAGAATTTGTTTAGAAGGTACAATTCTTATTCGAGACGCTAATGTATCAATATTATTAAAATAGAAATAATCAAAAACCTCACTTACTAAATTATTTGCTATTACTTTTTTATCGTTTTGAGGGTATATGGGGTTCCATACAAAAAACGATAAACCTTCAAGTCGTATACTAGTATTATCATCTCTAGTAGTAAAAAATGTTTCAATACCATCAATCGCAAGTATTTGTTGAGTTAGCTGTCTTATATCTAAAGTATGTCCTAATTTTAAATTGTTACGAGAAAAATAATTACTAAACACATTAACAATACTATTAGTTATTGTCTGATTGTCTTTACGAGACGAGCTCTGTTTTATAACCTCGAGGTAACATAATGGTTCTTCGGTAACTGGGTCAAAACCAGTTGATAGAGTATCCCTTATACCAAACCCAACAGCTTTGTAGACTGGATCTACAAAAATAGTTTCTGTCGTTGTCATTTTAATGTTTTGTATAGATGATGTTATAAATTGTTTTTGACCGGGTAGTAAATAGTCTATACCTTGTACACTAGATCTCGGTACTACAAAACAATATACATTGTTAAAATTACAACTATCCGCAAACTGTACGTGATTGATTAGTGCACGTTCAGTTTTTAAAGGATCTTGAATTCCTATATCATAAAAATATTTTAAATAGTTAGTAGTGTATTCCCAATTGTTTAAGACTTTTACATCGGTTATTAAATTACTAAAATTAGTTTTTATAAAGGTCTCGTAATCTAGATTGGTTACTAAACGGTATTGTGACTTATAAAGAGCGGGAGCTGTTTGACGCATTTCATCGACAGTTTCCATCTCTCTTACTGGAGTCGAAGGTACTGAATTTGTAAACAGAAACGTTTCAAGCTCGCTTTGAGTTAATAATCTATATTGCTGGTTTAGCATATCATCTACTAACTCGTTAAATTGGATTGTGTTTAACCGTATAACTGCAGGTAATTGAGTAAGAGACATGGCCTCAGCCCCTATTACTCCTCCTTGGCCTTGAGAGTTTAAATAATAAACAGCAACAATATCTCCTGCTTTCAATTTATACCCGTTAATATCATTACCGAATTTTATCTCGTATCTTTTATTTTCATTCAAACGAATTTCAAATTTTTTAGCATTACTTGTTTCAAGATATAAACTTGTTGTTTTTGTAAACTCCTCCCAAATTAAAGTTTGTTTTCGTTTAACATAAACATGTATATTAAAGTGATCTACTAATTCATTTTGAGTGTTTAAAACTAAAACTTCATTACTATCTCCTGCAGCTGTATATTGAGGGTATTCTTGAAATATACCTTGGTAAAGTAGTTTTTGATCAGATACTTCATTTAAATATTCTATATCATTGCTATATTTTATGAATGTAACATCTTCATTGAAAGAAAACGGAATCGAATTTATTACTACAGAAGTGTATCTTGGTATCGTGTACACCCCTGGTGTTAATTGAGAAGAAGAGCAATTAAATGTGAGAGTTGAAGTTTGAAAACCTATTGGTGAATAATCAATTAACTTAACTATACGGTTCATGTTTTCGTATAATTGAGATTCTGTGAACATAGACTCACTAGATGTACGATTCAAATAGAAAATTAATGTATTATAAGCATAGGAAATAATATCTATAATAGCAGCTAAGTTTGAGCCTACATATCTTTGATCTGTAAAAACTTGTTGTTCGTTAAGTCTATCTACTATAAGTTGTCTCAAGGACATAGCATCAAAAGCTATGTAGTCTGCTTTTGATGTAGTTGTTACAGGTTTGGTAGTATTATCCATTTGTTTATCTTAATTGAGAAGTTGGTAGAATAGTGAACGATTGTTCTTTTAAGCTTACAAGGCCTTGTAGTGTGGTTTGTCTGTTTAAAGATACAATATCTGCTATAATATTTATAGTGTACTGTAAATTGTCTTCATCTGGAATAACATTAATGCTTCTTACAGCTATTCGTGGTTCGTAAGTGTTTATAGTGGAAAATATTTTTTCCCCTAATGCGTACCCTGTGCTTTGTGTTATAGGAGAAAATAAAAAATATTTTAAATTCATACCATAATCTGGAAATAAAAATCTTTCTCCAGGGGCAGTGTTTATGAGATTTTGTATAGAATTTTTTATAGCTTCTAAATCTGTAGAAACTCGCAAATCATTACCTTTTACTGATTTATCAAAACCGGGAATTTCAGTTTTTTGTATACTTAAATCTAAAGAAATATCTTTATAAATATACTTGTTAACTGTATAATCGTTTGATATTTTTTCTAAAGCTTTAAATTTAATAGCCATTTATACTATTATTTAGGGGTAAAAATGCTTAAATAATCTTATTACATGAAAACTAATTTTGATTTTTTATTTGAAAGTTCAATAGGTCGTTACCAGCAAGGTGGTTATTTAATTGGAGATAGAATACGCTTTCGTAAGGATTGTATGAAGTTGGATTTTTTTAAAGATAAGGCACGTTCATTTATTGAAATGGTTGAATCTTGTATGGATCCTAACTTTGATTTAAATTTAAGAATTAGTGCTATTAAAAGTACACGTCCAACAACAACACAAAATTATCAAGGAGGGGTTACTGATTCCCCTGATGATTTATATTGTGATGTAATTATTGAGTATGCACCTGGGTTATATCGTAATCCAATGACAGTGCCGATCGGAGCTATTGAACTAATAGAGGATGGTATCAACAGAGGGCCAATTCCTAATAGTATAAAATACCCTAAAACAACTCAAATTAAACCTTCCAAAGTGGATACTGACTCAGCAGCGAAGTTTGATGTAAACTTAACAACAAAAAACGTTAAGTTACCTAATGGTAATAAATGGGATGATTCAAAACCTGGTGCAGGTAATTCCCCTAAAAAATAAAAAGTTGTAATATTAGCAATTTAATCTAGACTTTAATAAATAAAAAGTCTATGAATGTTTTAAACTATTGCTCTGAATTACTACCTGAAAAATTCTTACAAAATTATACAACTAAAGATGTTCCATGGGGATTTAATGGGTTAGGTTATATAGTTTATAAACGTACATATGCACGTAAAATAGAAGGTACTGAACAAACAGAAGAGTGGTGGCAAACAGTAGCACGTTGTATTAATGGTGCTCAAGAAATCGGAGCTGGTTATACCCCAGAAGAGGCTCAACGACTTTATGATTTAGTTTTTAATCTTAAATGTAATTTTGCGGGTCGTATGCTTTGGCAGCTAGGCACTGAAACTGTTAAAAAATTCGGAGCAAATTCTTTGCTTAATTGTTGGTATGTTTCTATTAACGATCCTAAGACATTTCTTTTTATTTTTGAAAATTTAATGCTTGGTGGCGGGGTAGGTTTTTCTATACGTAGAGAAGATATTCATGAATTACCTAAAGTTAAAAAAGGGGTTTTAATTGAGCATCAATGTACAAAAGATGCAGATTTTATCGTGCCAGATTCTCGATCGGGTTGGGTTGAGTTGCTTCGTAAAACTCTTGAAGCATATTACACGACAGGTAAATCGTTTTCTTATTCTACTATTCTTATTAGAGGGGCAGGAGAAAGAATTTCTGGGTTCGGAGGTACAGCATCAGGTCCAGGCATTCTTATTGAAGGTATTGAAAAAATTTCAAAGATATTTCAAACAAGAGAAGGTAAAAAACTAAGATCTACGGATGTTCTTGATATTTGTAATATTATCGGCTCAATTGTTGTCGCGGGTAATGTGCGACGCTCAGCGCAAATAGCGCTCGGAGATCCGGACGATTATCTTTATCTTAGAGCTAAAAATTGGTCATTAGGTAATATACCTAATTGGAGAGCGATGTCTAACAACACTATATATGCTGATGATTTTTCTCATATTTCAAATGAAATTTGGTTAAACGGTTACATTACAGATAAAGAGACAGGTTTTGCAAAAGGTGAGCCTTACGGGTTTTTTAATTTACCCTTATCTCAAAAATATGGCCGTCTTAAAGACGGGCCTATGAAAAACAGTAAATTGTACCCTACAAACGAAGATAATGTTCTTGGTACTAATCCATGTGCAGAAATTTCTTTAAACTCTTACGAATGTTGTAATTTATCAGAGCTTTATTTAAACAATATAACTTCTGTTGAAGAATTAATTGATTGCGCAACTTTACTTTATAAAACACAAAAAGCAACAGCTGCTATGCCATTTATTCATGAAGAAACGAATAAAATTGTTCATAAAAACATGCGTCTAGGTCTTGGTGTAACTGGTATTTGTCAATGTACAGATGAAAAGATACAATGGTTAGACAAAGGATATGAAGCACTTCGTAAATTTGATAAAGAGTGGTCAAAACAAAAAGGGTATTCAGAATCTATTAAACTAACTACAGTAAAGCCGTCAGGGACACTTTCTTTGTTAGCAGGAGCAACCCCAGGTGTACATCCTGCTTATTCTTCGTATTATATTAGAAGAGTGAGAATGGCTTCTTCTGACAAATTAGTTACAATATGCCGAGATTTAGGGTACGGTGTAGAATATGCTCGTAACTTTGACGGAACTGAAAATCATGATACTGTTGTTGTGTCTTTTCCGTGTAATGCAGGTACAGACTGTGTAGTAGCTAAAAATATGACTGCTATACAACAATTAGATCTCGTTAAAAAAATACAAACGTATTGGTCGGATAATGCTGTTTCTGTTACCGTTTATTATAGACAAGAAGAATTAGAAGAGATTAAAGC